CACCACTTGGTGGTTTTGTGAATCATAGTGAAGAATTTAATTGTGAACTTATAGACATAGGACCAAATATTTACTTAATTACGACAAAAGATATTATGCCGGATGAGGAATTAACTTTAAGTTATAAAACTTATTCTATTTAGAACTGTTGTTTTCTTTTGGCAGCTTTACTAGCTTTTTTCTTCATCGATTCAGAAGCACCATTAGGGTTAGTATTCCAATCAATACCAACAGTTCCGTAAAGATAAACCCTATTGCTAATTTGTCTAGTAGAAATTGCTTTACATTTTTCACATTTAACCTTTGGTTCATCGTGTATTGAGTGTGTTACCTCAAACACATATTCACATTTTGAACATTTATAATCATATCTTGCCATTGCCTCTCCATTTTAACAGCTTTCTATATGATTCTTTGAAGTATTGCTTCAAAAATACATTATTTTCTAATTCTTCATCTTTCATAGCTTGTGTCATTTGACCCACAACTAAATCAAGTTGTGTTCTTTTGTAAGGAAATACTTGCATAAAAGGTGTTCCAGCTTTAATTACAAAGTCTTGCGTATCGTGAATGATTGCTGGGAAGTGTACTTGATGATAATTATCAGTTTCTACTACACCCGGCAATACAGTAAACCTTGTTTCAAACTGATACTCCGGTTGAAAGAATGCTACAGAATATCCTTTAGGTGTATATATACGCCAAGGGTTTTCAAACTTAACTGGTGTCTTAAAATCTGTAGATTTAAACTTCCAATGTGTTACTTGTTGTCCATCGTGAAATTCTAATTTAGATGGGAAACCTTTATTGTCCCACTCAAGCATCATATGGTCTCTTTGTATAAGCATATCGCACCAAAAAGGTATTACGTACCCTTGAGTTAAGAAATCCACAATGGCAGGACATTTTTTTACAGTAAATGAATAGAACTGTTTTGCAGTTTCTCCTACTTTTCCGAAATAATTAGGAGGTTTCGGTTCTGGTTGTTGCTCTATTATAGATGGCATTGTTTTGAACCATTTTGGCATATAAAAGTTTGATGGTTGAGGTGGATGTGTCTTCTCTAACCCCTCAATATCTGTTCTAAATTCAATTCCTCGAATTTTCATAGCCCTCCCAGACTTTTTTATTTACTTAATTGGGTATTTTTTACAAATGCTTAAGTAATCGTTTACTATATCGTCCATATCTTGAACTAAATTAACTTTTTGCATTCTTAATGAGTTCATTTGCTCTAAAACAGCTTCCATAAACTTGTCTAGGTCAACTGCTCTTAAAAATGCTTGTCTTTGAGCCTTGTTAAATTTAATATCTTTATCTTCCATGACTACAGTCTAGTCTAAAATTGATGCAGATGTGAAGTATTGTCTCTTATATTTAGTTAATACTGATTTATCTTGAGTATTAAGTATTTCTTGGTTCATTAAATCTACAACTGACTCATATTTTGCTTTATAATCACCGATGGATTCTTCTGTTACTAACTGAAACTGTGAATCTGTTGAATTATCAGCGTTATGAGTTGAAACTTCACCAGTTGATTGTTGAGATGAGAGTGCTGCTGAAGCTGTAAATAACCTTCCAGCTGCTCTAGCACTAATAAATTTTAAGTCTGATGGTATGTTCTCTGCTGTTACTTCTGAATCTGAGTAACCAGCTGCATAAGTAAGTACAACATTTTGTAATCTAATATCTGACCATCTTTTGTTATTTGTTCTTTTGATTTTTCCTGTTTGTTTATAAGCAACATAATGTTCTTCATTACCTTCTGTATATAGAACTGAGTCTTCATATAGTGAAGTAACTGAAATTATTGGTGCTACTGAAGTAAATAGTTCTTCTTGATTAGCCCCATCAAATGTGTCAACTATAGCTCCATTATATTCGAGCTCATAACCAACAAAATTTTTAATTGCTGCGTCTGCTGCCGGTATAAAAATATCAGTGATGTTTGTCTCATCACTTGCTGAAACGTCTATACCAATAGCCTTTTTAACGTCTGAAACAGAAGAGAGTGCCATTGGCTAAACCTTACTTGTCTTCTACGTCTTCTGGCTTAACGGCTTTATTTTCAATTGATTTTTTGGTTGATTTTTTCTTAGGAGCTTCTTCTTTAGGAGCTGCTTTTTTAACGCCCCAACCATGCTTTGCTAGGTAATCTGAATTGTATTCATGACCTTTTTTAGCAATCTTTGAAGCTTGACCACTAACACCGGAAACATCTCCTTCATAGAGACTTCCGTCTGCTAATTTCCAAATATCATTTTCTACTTTTATATATTCCATTTTTGTTCCTTAATAAAAAAAATTTAATAGTTCTATCTGGGGCAGGGTCACTACCCCAGATAATATTGAACTAATTACATGTTTGTAATCTTACAGAAAGCTTCTTGTCTGTAAACAGCAAGACCGACTCTCATTGTAGCTCTAATAGCTAGTTTTCCTTTAAGGAAAAAGTCGCTATGTGAGTCTGAGACAGCTAAGTCTAGACCACTTCGCATTACAACGTGAGCTGCTTCGCCACCACCGAATTTACCAACAAGTACGGTACCTGCTGCTATTGCAGTGGAAGCTACGACTGGAAGACCCCAAATTCTTGGAGCAGCATCAGCACCAAAGCCACCAGCAACCACAAATAATGGGTTCTTAGAACCACTTGTGTCTACTTCTGTGACTGCAGTTACGATGTCGTACCAGTCTGATGGATGCATAATTATTGCATCTGGTTCTACGAAAGCATCTTTTCTGATTTCAGTGATTGCTTGGTAGATTTGACCAATTTTTCCTAGTTCACCAGCGTATGGTAAAGCGTAGTTAAATGTATTGATTCCAGATTTTGTTAATACACCTTCCATGTTTGGAGCAGAACCGTCTCCGGAAAGGAGTTGGTTGTCCAAACGTAGTTTCATCATTGTTCCTAGTCTTGAGTTGACATAACCTTGAATTCCATTTACATCTGCTAACAATTCTTCTGTTACAGGCAAGAAAACACCGACCTTACGGATTGGTGCAGTTTGCTCTGTGAAGTCAAGCTCAGCTTCAGCTGTAGTAGCTTCTTCTGATTGCTCGGCAGCAGCATTTGTGAAAGTTGTTTCTTCCATATATGCAAATGAATTTTGGCTTGTTTCAATCTGGTCGAATAGACCAATGACAGCGTCTGGGTCTCTAAGAGCTGACTCTAAGATTCCCGGTTGTCTTAATACTTCCGGAGGGAAGGATGCAGTAAGTCCGGCACCTAATGTTGCCTTTTCACCATATGCTGGTGAGAACTTTACTGTTGAGTCTATACCTTTGACTCCATCTTCTTTGTAGCCTTTATAAGCATCAGAATTAACGAATGCTTCACCTACAGTAGATGGACCAGCTTGTGGCTCTTCTGATGCATAAACTTCTTGCTCCATAGCTTTTTCATTTTTAGCTTTGGTACGCTCTAAGTTTTCTGCGTCAATAAGACCAGCAAGCTCAGTGTTAAGACCTTTGATTTTTTCTTTTGCTTCTGGGGTATATTTACCTTCAGTTGCAGAATCAAAAGCCTCTTTTAACTCAGCCCTTACCTTGGAAATGTCTTCTTTATAATTTGCCATTATATTATTTCTCCAAAATAAATTATTACTTATACTTCGTCGTCTAGTTCTATTTCAAGTGAATCTGCAATTAATGCTTGTCCCTCTGCGAATAAAGCGTCAATCTCATCATCTACTTCTTCTAAAGAAGGAGCTTCTGTTTCAACTTCAACTTCAGACTCTTCGGTCTCAGAATCAGAATCATCTTCAACAGTTTCTTCAACATCAATAACTTCTACTTCAGCTTCTGCTTCAGCAACTTCTGCATCCTCTTGAATTTCTTCAACAGGAGCTTCATTAACTGGAGCTTCTTCCTCTGTAGGAGTTTCATCAGTATCAGAAACTTCATCTAAGATAGAATCTATTTCTGTCCAAGCGTCATTTAAGTCCTCTTGAACTGCTCTAAGAGCAGAACTAGCATTCTCCGATATTACTCTTCCATCTTTTTCACGTAAGACTGAAATTGCTTTCGCTCTTACAATGAGGCTCTCTAATGCTGCAAGCACATCTTTAACCTCGTCAGAAAAACGTTTTCCTGTCATGCTGGAATCGTCATCTGAAATCTTTAAATCTTTTTCTTTATCTTTGGCACACTTGCCACTATCGCTATAATCACAAGAGCCATACTTTTCTTCAGTAACTACTGCATGTTTTTCACAGTTGCAATTACAGGAAGACTCTTCTGAAGCCTCTTCTCCACCTTTGGAGTTGTTGCTAATCATTTCCTCATATGATTCATGAGTTGCACATGGCATATAAACTTCTTTACCATCCATTTCATGAATGTGTGTACCAGAACAACCTAATTCTTCTGCTCTTTTTGCAGCATCTTCTTGGTTGTCAAAAATATCTTCTTCGTTTGCTGCTTTCTCTTCAGATATATTTTCTGATTCATAAACAGCTTCTTCGCCAGACTTAATTGCGAGTGTGTAAGTCTCTCTGTTAGCACCCACGAGTACTGGGCTAACTTCGAAGACTTCTAAATCTTTTAAGAAACGAACATCTATTTCGTCTTCCATACCGTCTTTTTTAAACTTACCGGATTCATAGTCGTTAATACGGAAACCGAAAGACCATTCTTGTAGGTTACCCATTTCTTTTGCTAGATTATAAGCTTCCCTACCAGCCTCAGTTTCCATAAAGAAACTTCCTGTGAATGTAGCTTTACTGTCATCTGAAGTTATGACACCTTTTCCAATTGGCTGGTCCCACTTGTGTGCAAACACCATTGGGACTTGGTTATCCTTGAATCCAGACTTTATTGAACCCGGAAGAACAACATCGCCGTCTGTGTCGACATTGTTGAAAACTGAAAATACAGCTTCTACACTTCCTTTTTCGTCATCAGTAGTTTTAAACTCTATTGATTTATTAAATTTGTTATTTTCCATATCTCACTCGCTTTAATATATACCTTTCATATATCATATACTATTCTAATCTGTCAAATCGTCAGTGTTCCCGGTAATTAGGTCAATAGCCTTCTTACGTCGTTCATCTTCCTTTTTTTTCTGTTCATTGACAATTTTCTTCATTGCAGATACGCCAGATTTCGTTACGCCACCCCATTTCATGACAGCAATAATTCCATTCAAACGAGTGTTTCCTTGATGACGAGACATAAAACGTTCTCGTCTTTTTACCCAGCTAAGTACTGAAGCACTTTTATCTCCTGCTTTGTACTTTGTCCAGTTTCTGTAGGCGTCATTACCTGTAAATGAAGTAGGAGGGTTACCACCGGTACCAGCTCTTCTCCATATTTTTGGGTAATTCTTTTTTAAGTTGTCTACATATGCTTTATCTGGAAATTGTTTAAAATTTGAATTACTCAAACTAATTTTTTGATTATCTCCAGAGCTAGGAAAATTTGTTATATCTTTCGGAGCTTTAGCTGATTTTTTAGAACTTAGAGGGTGACCACTAGGAAGTAAGTCTTGGTCAAAAGCTGTTCTTGGAAATTTACCTTTTAATCCTTTCAAAAAGGCGTTACTTCTGGCTATTCCCCACTGGGTTGCTGAAGAAACATTACCTCGCACTGAAGCTGGGTTAGTTCTATAGGCACCAACACCTCGTCTGAAGACAGCTGCCAACATTCCATAACTTGCTCTATATTTTGGATTCTTTGCATTGTGGTCTTCTACTTTCTTTTGTAATACTTTTTTAACCTTAGCTGATATCGGAGCAGCTTTCAATTCAATCGGAACAAACTCAGATTCTGCTGAAGAAAATTCCATACCTAAATCAATAGTTATTGTTTTCTTTGTGGGTTTTCTTTTACCAATAGTTCTTTTAGTTCTACGAACTTCTGGTTGAAATCTAGATGTATTTAAAGTAGCTTTTTCATCATCTTCTTCTTGTGCAATTGCAGAAGGGACGGGCTCCTCATCTGTTGAGTTCATAATCCCTGTATCACCTTCTGCCACTGCAATCATATTTAATGGTCTAAGGTATACATCGTGACTATTATCAGTGTCAAGTCCCAAAGCTCTTCTAGCTTCACCAACAGTAACAAAGCCACCCTGTACACCAGAGTTCATTGTTAATACTTGGTCTTTTTTATCGCCTGCTAATGCTCTAACTTGGTCTAAATCGAAAGCACAAAAATATTCGTAATTATCTTTTTCAAAATTATCATGTAATAATTGATGTGAAATTTCTTGAGCAACTGCACTCCACATAGGAATCATTTTTTGTTCTGTAAAGAACTCTCTTAATTCTTTCGTATTGTTGTAGGTCGCTGCGTCCAATCCAGCCCCGAGTCCGGCGAGAATTGCTGGGACTCCAAGTACAGAAGAAACTCTCTCTTCTGGCAATCTTCTTAATTGTTTAAGATTCATTTGTTCTGGTGTAAATGAAACTACATCTACATCCATAGAGCCAGTCATAATCATTGGTGCACCTCTATTGGCACCAGCGAATTTTGATTTGAAAGACTGAGCAATTGCTTCAGCTTCTTCTCTACTTGGTCCACCCATTGTGTCGTCTTTAGGACTTAAGATAACTCCCGGAACAGCCATATTGTGCAACAAAGCTACGGAGAATTGTCCAGCTGCTTCATCACCAGCTAGTTCTCTCATAACTGAACGTAGTGGTGCAAAACCTCTACGATGGTCGTCTGGGTCCATACCTTGACGTACGTGAACCATATTTTCTCTTGGTATTTCTATATAGTCTGCATTGAGTTGATTACCTTTTTGAACAGCGTGGTATTCATAGTGAGTAATTAATTCTCTTTCGTTACCTCTTACTTTTACATAAGAAGGCATTAATGGGACAAGCTGAACAACATTACCTTGACCGTCTTTGACTTTCAGTAAGAAAGCATCACCGTGTGCAGATAATGAAGTAACTATATAGTGAGAAAGAATGTTACCAGAGATAAATTCATTTGGTCTTTGCATTAAAACTTCTAATGGATGATTTGTAATTTCTGCTTTACCTTGGTCTGTTTTTTTATAAACTTTAAGCATTGGCTCAGCAAAAGAAGTTGCCAATACGTTAAGACATGCGACTACAGCTGAATTACCGAGTCCATCACCTAGTTCATCAATTAATTTTTGTGGAAAATAACCAGATTGGGTATTGTATCCCCAAACTGAACCTTGAACTTGTTCGTATTTGTCAAGTGGTCCTCTTTTGACAGTTAATCTTTGTGGTGGAGCTTGCAAGTATTCTGCTGCTCGCTTAAAAAAACTTTTATCTTCAGCCATTTAGTAAGCTTCCCATTTTCTCTTAGTTGCACTTTGTAAACAAGCGTACGCCAATACATCAACTGTATCGTCGTGCTCTCCAACTGGAAAAGTTAGTAACTCTCGCTCTACTGCAAGAATCCAGTCTTTATCTTTAGGAAAGTATACTTGTCCTCTCTCCATCTTAGCAGACAAAGGAAGTGCCCGTGAACGCTTGTCTTTATCAGCTCTTAATTCTTTGATTCTAAGACCTTCTCTTCTAGCGAACTGAACTATTGCTAACTGATAACCAGCACGCTCAATTCCTACCCATTCAAGATTGTGTATTCCAACCATTCTTTTTATTTGAGGAACAATGTCCGGTGCTTCAACTCTATCTCTAAACATGTCTAGTAAAAATAGTTTATCATCTTCAATGTTGTGACCAAATACACCAATAACGGTATAGTCAGCAGATTCTTTTGTGGAAACAGCTAAGTCAACAGTAGCAAATTTGACTAAGTCTTTGTCTATGTCATATTTTTTGCCATCTGCCCATACCGTTCCTACCCCTTCTTTATAATAATTAAACCATTCAGTTCTGAATACTTGAGCACCTTCAGATATAAAATCAGCTAAATACTCTTGAGCAAAAACTAATTCACCTAAATCTTCTCTTGCTGACTCTACTTCTGCTGGGTCAATCATTGGATTAGAAACAGTTGGGTATTGGAATCTAGCCCAATCTTCTGCTGTATCTGCTTTTTCCCATAATTTATAAAACCAATTGTCCATTCCTATAGGCGTACTGATAAATAATGCAGAACCTTTATTTTCTGTAAGAGTAGGACGAAGTACTTCTGTCCAAGTTTCTTCTCTTACGAAAGCAGCCTCATCCATAACAAGATAATGCAAACCTTCACCTCTTAATCTTTGTGGATTATCAGCAGATTTAACAGCAATAGAACCACCACCGGGAAAATGTACAGTCATATCACCGACTTTTACATCTACACCAGCATCTTTAGGAAAAACACCTGCTGCTGCTACAACATCACGCCAACCAACTCTAGCTATTGCGAATGTAGGTGCAACCCACCAAACTCTACCACCTGCTAATGCTTTTTCCATGCATAATTGCACTCCAAGCCTTGATTTACCAAAACGACGACCAGCACATAATATTTTCCAACGTGCTTCACTGTCTCTCACTTCTTGCTGTGCTTCGTGAAGAGGTGGAAATTTTATGTCAAGATACTTTTTCTTCTGTACTGGTGTGTCTTCAAGAATGTCTCTATTACCCATTATTTCTCTAGTCTACTATACTTATTTACGGATATTCTGGGTAACTAGAGTCTCCTCTATTTTACTACTAATTATAGAAAAAAACTAAACCCCTCGAAAGAGGGGTTTTGTTCAAGGATTACTCCTCTTCTGCGTTTGCTAAAGCAAGACCTAAGTCTTTAAGATAAGCTATTTCTGACTCAGAAAAGTCATCGTGTAAAGCTTTATACCAAATTTCGCTATAAAACGAAGTCTGGCTACGGTAATAATTTTTAGAAAAATTGTAAAGTTTGCTTTGGAACTTACGCTTAAGTCCAACAACGAAACCTTTACTATTATTGTCTAAAAAGAATAACGTGAAGAAGAACTTCCCCCACTGAACTGGTGTTTTATGGTCGTTAATGTTGACCCTAGACCAGTTTATGTGAGAACGAAATTGTTCTACTAAATAATATTTAGCTTTTTTCCAGCCTAGTTTATACCAACTATGAAAGAATATAGTTATGTACGATAACCAAGTACGCTGTTCCCAGCTTGGATGACCGAACCAAAAACCCGGCTCATAACCTGCGTGGCTATGACCCCAGTACATAGTAAGTGCATCTGAGTTGCCTAACCAGTTGGCAAACTTATGAGCGTGCTTATGACACAATCTAAATGTAGTTACCCCATCGTATGAGTCAATATAATCACCATAGCCACCAGAAACTTCGAGGTCTAATCCACCTTCGTTGTTTGGTTGCATGGGTCTACTACATTTTGCACATTGGCTGTATAGTTTAGCTTGTATTTCTGAAATTTCAGACATACGAACCCCCTTATGTTAAATTGAATAGCTAGCTGCTATTTACTCTTCTTCATCGTGAAACGGTCGAACTTCTACTTGTCCCATTTTTGGTTTCAAGTTTAAGTTCTTTGGTGCCAAAGATAATCTTTCATCGATGCTCTTCATTGCATCTAGAAAATCAACACCAATAAGAGTTATACTGCCCTCTATAGGAACAGTAAACTTCTTTATCTTAATTTCATTCTCTTTCATTCTTCCTCAGCTAGTTCTTCACCCTCGGGGATGTCTTTTACTGAATATTGTACATCAAATAAACCTAACCCGTGTTCGGATACGTGGTTGATGAAAAAACTCTCAACCAAATTTTGGTCTGTGGTTTCTTCCCATTTATCTTCATCAAACTCCATGTTCCATATACCGGAAACATTTATTATTGCTTGTAGTCTTTTCATTGCCATTTTTATACTCCTGTAAAATAGTTATAAGCAACCTGTGCCAAAATTAAAATTACTAGGACGTAAAACATTTTTTGCTCTCTAATCATTATTCCTCTTCCTCCACCACTCGTTCCTTAACTGTACATACGAAATCATAAGCATTGACTCCGTCTCTTTTAAGCTTTTCATGGACTCTCTCCCTAGCCCAATCAATAGCATCTTCATCATCATACTCACACGGAAAGACATCCATATCAGCAATTGTAAAATGTATTGTAAACTCTCTCATACAAACCATCCTACAGCATTGCTGACAGCCTTTTCTCTTTTGTATGTGACTTTATCTTTAAACTTAAGATTAATAGTCCATCTGTAAGGTATTTCTGCGTGAACACCCATACCGTAAGGTCTATCCCACTTGTAGTGAAGTCTATAAAGAATGTTGTGTCTTAGCTTCCAAGCTCTCCAAACTTTATCGGAGTATGTGATAGAGCCACCACCAGCTTCAATCTTGTTAGATTTTAAAGCCCAAAAGAACATAAGTCTTTTAAACCATTGAAATCTAAATTGAAAATGTTCTCTTTTGCCATCAATGATGACCCAAAAAGAATACGGTAAATAGCTATCGCTAAACCAATACTTGCCACCTATTAGTTTCCCAATAGATTTAAAAAGTAGTTTCTCAATCATTATCGCCTTCCCCCCAGTAGTTGTAATCATATGGACTTCTCTCATAAATAGCTACAAACAAAATGTCATGCACTTTTCTAGTAGCTTTATAAGCTAGTCTTGTTAAAACAGTACTTCTAGCATCAAGTCTCTCTAAGATTCTCAATGTTATATTTCTAATGTATTTCATAATTCTTTCTTTCATATTACTATTGTATCATACATTGCAAATAATTGCAAGTACTATGATTAATTATCACAGTACTTACAAGTAATCTTGCGTCGTTTAAGTGGACACAACCCACCGTCTTTAAGAAACATCATAAGAATCTCTTCTTGAGAAACCCATTGCTGTTTCTTTTTCATGAGTGGGAAATAGTAACCTCCACCGTCTCTGCGTGCAGAGAAGTTAGAGCACCTCTCGAACCAAGTGTCTGGTCCTTTATGTCTCTCCTTAGTTGACTCAAGTAAAACATGAGTCTTCTCATACTTACGCTTGTTGAACTTAGTGCCATCAGCATTCAAGACTTCATCTACTCGTTGGTGAGTCTTCTTGTCCAATACTGTGAACTCAGCGTTGCAAACATCATAGCTTGCTTTCCTGCCACTGTAAGGACGGTACACATAGTGAGGCACTTCAAAAGTATCACCAATCTGAAGCTGTTTAACTTCTGGCACATCTTGTGACCAAAGCTCAAAAGATTTAACATCAAAGATGCTTCTCTTCAATCCAGCAACAGACAAGTCTTTTGTATCAGACCTCTCTACTCGTTTCAAGATTTCTAAATCTTGTTTTGCACGTCTATCGGCTAATGCAGATTGTGGACCATGGTTAATAGACCACACGTATTTTTTAGTATTCATATTATTCCTCCTCGTTGTTGGTTTCTACGGGATACCTAAAGATAAACATATCTCTGGCATCCGTCTTGTTTTTCTTGCTATATTCTCTTTGAGCTTTAGCAGCCCATTTAGAAAATGGCTCTAGTTCATTAGCATAACCAAATACACTCAGTTCAATACTGTCCATACCCACAACTTCGTATGTGTGGAAAGGATGTACATTTAGTCCTCTACTAATTTTTAATATGTCATAAATGAATTCTTTTTTATCGTTCATTTTTATTCCTTTCGTTTTGCTTATATATTAAGTATACCACATGTCTAAAGATAATGCAAATTAAAAAAGAAATTTTTTTTGTCATTTTGAATACGACTCTCCGAAGAGAGTCGACGATGGGAGGGTATCGGACAAAAGTGTAAACTCTTTCGAGTCTACAGCCGACTATCCTATTATACCCTCTCGTATCGTCCTCGTTTATGTCATCCAGCTTGTTACACATCTTAATTCATCACTATTTAAATAATGCTTCTTGCTGTACGAGTTGAGTCTTTCTCAACAAGGACATAAAAAAAAGGGAGCCTATTTTTTATAACTTATACTTAATCACTACATTTAGTATCTTTGTATCTCTATACAATTTAGTCATACTTCCGGCTCCCTAGTGGAATATGGGGGAGTGACCCCCCAACACTGTCTCGCAACTGTAATATTTTAAGATATGTTTGTCGGCTCCAGTTCAACAATCCTTGAGAATTCTTTCTCTTGGTAAGTTTTACCTTTCCGGACAATATTCCTATATATACAAGTGTCCAGCTTATATATTTTTCTCGATTGTTCGAGAAATCTTATTTTACCTCGTTGAAAATATAATTTACAACGTAGTTTATAAAATCTTTAGAAAACATTGCTTTAGAAATTAAGTCTAAGCTTTCCTCTGAATGTTCTTCACTGTCGTCTCTTTTTGTCGGCATTCCTTCATTTGCTTTTTGGAAGTCAACAATAAGTGTATAAACATCTTTGATGGTACAAATAAACTCACTAGGCTCTTCATCGTATTCTCGTTCATCATAATCAACAATCATGAACTTCTGAATAAGCTCGTTAGTGAACTTCTTTAAAGAAAACTGAAAACTTTCTTTATAGTCATCGTAATTCCACAAAGTCTGGCGTACATAGTTCTTTTTCTCTTTAAGTGTTAATTTCCTATATTTAGAAAAATTCTTGTCTAGAAGATTAAAAGTTAACTTCTGTAAATCTTTTGTTGTCCAATCTTCTTTGTAATCACCTTTAGTAGTTTCCTCAACACTGCATTCGCTTATTGCATTGAACATAGCTACATCCATATAATCCATAAAGTCTTGTGAAGATAATTCAGTATCATCTTTTTCAGCTTCAAAGAAATTTCCAGTTTCTGGGTCAATCTCTTGAATAACATCTAAGCTTCTGATAAATGAATCGCCAATATTTTTAATATTGTCTCTTGTTCTAGTTGCCCAATAGAAACCAATAGCTTCTCTGACTTCTTTGGCTTTACTTTCGTAATATTCGTCTATGATATGTTGTTTGTATAACATTACACTATCTCCCCTTGTACAGCTTCTTCTGGCTTACCATACTTCTCAATATGTTCAGCATAAGTTCTGAGATGAGGTCTAGCATTAGACAACATCCAATCAATCTTGTGGTCTGGTAATTTCATCAACTTTGCAGTTTCTACAAACTTTTCAAGCCACATTGGCTCTGGTTTGAGTAACTCTTGTTGTTTTGTTGGTGCAGTAACAACTTTCTCTGCTCCACATGCCCTAGCTTCCACAGAAACAGCCTTGTTACAAGAGAGAAAAAATTCCGGGTCTCCGTACTCATTGTGAACCCAACCTAGCTCAATCCACTCGTGCTCGCCTCCTGCCTTGCATGCTCCTACTTCACCACGAGCAATTTGTTTAATCCTTTGCTGAGTTATCACTTCTGAGTAGCCAAGCTTATTAATCTTGCCAATAATCTGTGAACTATTTGGTGCAGAGTAGGAACCTTCGTTGTGCAATTTAATAACTGCAGACTGAATATCCTTGAATGTCCAGTATTGTAAATCTGAATACATAGCCTTTAGCTGTATATCTGTCCATTCACTAGGTGTATCATCACCTTTTGTATATCTTATTGAAAGCCATTGAACAATTTCTAAAAATTCGTTCCAAGTAACACCTACTTTGCCTTCTTGAATAAGCTCTTCCATTGTTGAAAGAACTGGTGCTTTATCTTTGCCACCTTCTACTATCTCTAGTGAAGTTTGGGCTTTTTCTAAATCGTCCTCATAAGGACTGTTAATATCGTCAGACACTTGTTTCTCCTATTTTTTCTACTAAAAGCAAAAGTGATGAGTCGCCCCACCACCATTGCTAACTTTAAATGAACACCTGTAATATGTCTATTACAAATATTCCTTTAACTATATCACGGAATGCAATAAATTACAAATTAAACTGTAATATCCCCAATAAAGCTAAAGTCTAAAGATTTAAACTCTTCCCATCGTTCCTCGCCATCGTATGGTCTCCCAGCGTAATGCCAAGTTGAATACAAAGCAAACAACTTCTTATTCTTATCGTTCAGAATGCACCAGTATAAATCTTTATACGGAACACCTGCCTGCTCTAGTGCTACTAGAAACATTTTCATATCTGTGTAAATAGTTAAATCACTAATTTTGCACGGATACTGTATTCTTTCTTCTTTGTCCATACTACTATGATATCACATTTCGGGTTATACTACAAGTTATTTAACAATATTTTTACTGATATACTTAATAACACAAACAAATAGTTCTATAGGTATAGTTAATAGGTTTAGTTATTAGGTATAGTTCCAGTTCATCTGACGAACTACGGTAGTTCATTTAACGAACCCCTGTAGTTCATCTCTCGAACCCCTGTAGTTCGCCATACGATATACGGTGTTCGCCTCTCGAACCACTACATATAGTGGGTATTAAAAAACATACAAGATATGGTATGCCACTAAAAATAACTATGATATAATAAAATCTAAGGATATAAAGTGTTTCCTTCACTAATCTCCTTTTTCTGTCGGTATATGTACCCTATTGCTTAAAGGCTTTAGGGTTCCCAAAAAGGCTGGCAGCCGGAACAATTACTTCAACTCTTATCTTCCCCCCTAGGGAAAAAAATTTTTTCACTTGCACAATTCCCCACTCTGTGGTATACTTATATAGAGGCATAAAAAGCCGGTAAAGAAAGCACATTCATTACTGTTGCTTAACTTACTGCATAGATGGGTAAAACATATTTCCAATAAGGGTTGGACCTCGCTCGCCCTTTTTTAATCTACACTAAAACTCTAGATTTATTCTTGTCATTTGAAATTACAAAGAAATAGCATTAGGGAGCGTGGGAAGATAAATATCCCTATTTTTTACTTATCCCCAGAGTATTTAATCTCAATCTGAATAGGTTCGTCTTCAGAACCACCCATCTCAATCTTCTGAGGTTTAGACCATTTGTCGAAGCTTCTCTCTAACCACCAAGCAGCAGCTTGCCATTGTCCTCTACTAGCTGCAGTCTTAATGCTATTAAGGAAAATACCTTCAGCTTCTGCTCTAGCTTTCTCCATAGAGTTCAGAAAGTCACTATGTAAAGTCTGCAATCCTGCGTCTCTATCATCTCTGCCTTTAGTTAACCAACTGTACAGAGTACCCTTGCTGATGCCAGCCATCCTAGCTGCATCTTCAACGAAATAGCCCATTCTAAGCCAGTTTTGTACATTGATGATAAGTTCAGCCGATAACTTACTTGGTCGACCCATCTTATTTTCTTTTTTCTTTTCAATACTCATTACATATATATTCTAGCATCTATTTTATTGACTCAATTGAAATGTAATATGACGTAGAGATGTGTGATATAATGCCATATGGACTTCTATAAAAGAGCAAAAGAGCTCAAAAATATGCTCAGAGAGCTAGCAACTATGCGTGATGATGAACGCTTAAAAGACTATGCAGAGCAAGTAGACCCAGCAGAAATGGAAGAGTTTTCTTTAATTGTATACATAGGTACACTCACAAAGTACTTCTCATCATTACAATTCTTCAGCGAAGAGGAGATACATGCACTCGGTCTATATAATCCATTGTTTGACCTAGACGGGTGGCGACGAATCAAGTACAACTGGGCAGATTAATAAAAAAATTTTTAGCCTTTAGACTTTACCATAACTTTTCAGATATATAGTAATTAGTACCCCTACCCTATATACTATACGATTCAAAAATTAGGATTTATGCGAGCTGCAGTCCGGACCCTATTATATCGCTTGGTTAGCGATTTCACAAGTACCCCCAGCTTGTGCAATTCACAAGCTAGGGGAGATTGTGCAATTTTTAAATGTTGCCGAGTTCCATTTCTTTCATCATTAAATTAGCTGTCTTTTTAGCATTTTCGATTCTCTGGGTTACATCCCCATCAGTTGTGATGGGGGTATAAACTATGACGGCATTTTGTTTACCAGCATTTTTTAAAGTGGCTGTATAACCTTCTTTTCTGAATGCTCCATTTCTGAAGTGTTCAGAGGTTAATTTACCAGAGTTATTAGGTCGAACGCCGAACCAACTTCGTGGAGTTTTACCCATTTGAGTTGGTTTAACGTATCCGACAAATGCTGAGTTGTCGGCATATTCTTTTCCTAATTTACTTTGTGTATTTGTATTTTTATTCATTGTTTTTGTCTCATTTCTAAAATCTAGAGTACAACTTGAGATTGTCTCAGTGGCTCTAAATTTCTTATTTTCTTTCATACTATAAATTTACCACTTGCCAGTTATATGTTGAGTATTTCATAATTATTTTTTTATTTCAATTCATATATAGAAATATGAGACGTTCAAAAAAGTCAATTGGTATAAGGGTTTTTCGGGTACCCCCATACCCCCCCTATATGTCTGAAAAAAAATCTTTAGAAATTCAAAGAAATTTCCTATTTTTGACGTCAAAAAGTGGCTAAGACTTTTATTTAATTGGAACGTGTTCTAATCTAAATATATTTACTTTAGATTTTACTCGAGATTTTTTTCAGCTTCTGAATTCTGAAATATGAAATATGAATTTTGAAAATCTGATTTTGAAAATCTGATTTTCTAATATCTTAAATCTAAGTAATTTATATAAATAATCTAAGTAAATTTATATAGATTTTATATATACTATATATGGTATGACTGCTTCAATATACCATATGCTGTACCACTATATATGGTATAGAACATATGTTCGAACGCTCCAGTCACTAAACATTATATATACCCGGACCTCCATTAGTCTCTCAGAGATACTCCGGAGCATTTGACAAGTAGGCTGGGTTATTTGTATAAACCCCAGCTCACCATGTCCCTCACGAATGAGACGGCACTCTCGAAGTGCTCGTTCCACCCTACGGCTTCCTCGCATGCGTAGAGTGAACAGTACTCACCACAACCTTCGTCCATTGCGTCTAGTACCATCTTGAATTCTTTAACTTTCATTGTGTCTCCTTGTTTGTCTTATACTATAAGTATATCACATCTTTACAAATAATGCAAATCAAATAGAAGATTTTTTTAAATCTTTTTTAGATTCTGAAAATCTTCTATTGTGTTGGTAAAAATCCAGCTAGATTCTGTAACCTTAGCCATAATAGAATCTTCACCTAATTGCCATGCAATAAAATTAATATAGTCTCTTACTGCTTCTGCTTGTGCTTCTGTATTTGTTACTGTAGAAAATTCAATTGAATCTTCTTTAATACCTAACCAAGCACCTTCGCATTCTTTTAATGTCCATCCAGATATCATTTTACTAATACCTTCTGAAGCATCTTCAATAACTGCTGGTACGGTTCGTATTGTTAATTCGTACATTTTTAACCTTTCGTTTTTCTGGTGGGGGTATTCACCCCCCCCGTTATTTTTTAGCCCCAGTAAATCATACTGCAAATAATTAGTGTCATTGCAAATATGTCTGCTGATAATTGACTAAAGTCTCTTCTAGGTCCAAGTCCATAGCCCTTAGTAGTTGTAAAATACCAATTACCTCGGTCTGTTTTCTTGTATCCGTTTATTATGTCTGTTTTCATCATGTATATACTATATCATCTATTGTGATTTATGTCAAATTTAAAAAGCCTATAAACATTGAGGTTAGAAAAAAATATTTATTTTTTTTTAAATACTATAGGGTTAGCTTTTAACTAACCCGATAGCGTCAACGAACTTCATTGCATCAAAGTTTTCATTATCATTAATGAATTCTTTAATAAGAGTAGGTAATAAATTAGAGTTTAAGAATCTAAGTATTACTTCTCTGTCTGCATCTTCTTCAGTTACAGTTGTAAGAACTGCTTCTCTTACTGCATCTGCTATAAGTTGGTAATGTTTTCTAGTCATTTTCGTTACTCTCTTTCGTTGTTGTATATATATACTATATCATATAATATTATTTATGTCAAATCGAGAAAGCCTATAAACATTGGGGTTATAAAATTATTTTAAATTTTTTTTTAATACTATATGTAGTACCACTACATATGGGGTGCCTGTCTAGGTCTGGAGACCCAATGGAATTTTCTTGATTGGCTCCGGAGAACCATTAGAAACCTCTGTATACTCCGGAGGATTTTATTTTCACAAGGTCATTCGGTTGTGAAAGTCGGGTACTTCAGAGCCTCTGTGCGAGGGCTATTTCCCAGTCTGTCTTCACAACCTTAACCTTATACTATAAGTATATCATACCTTTACAAATAATGCAAATCATTTATAAAGTTTTTTTTGAAGCTGGGTTATATTTCAAACCCAGTTTCAATTTCGTCAAGTATTTCGTTAGCTGTCTTTTGTATTCTGGTCAAAGACTCTTTAACTAATTTCTTAGTATCGCCTTTACCCCAGCTAGCAATGTAACCAAAACTGTAAGCGTCTTGTTCTGAGTGAATGCCTAGGGCTTCAGCTACAATGAACGCCACTCCTTCAGCTTCAGTTTCGTATCTTGCTCGGTTAATGTGATAGTCTTTAATATCAGCATGCAAAATCATGTGAGCCACTTCGTGGATGAGAGTTTTGACTCTATAACCTAAGTCTGCATTCTCGTCAATCACAATCTTTTTATCAGCGTGTGAGCAAAATCCGTCACTGCCTTGAGCGTTACCAACTAAAACTCTAAAGCCGTATTTGTCTGCTAGCATCACAAAGTTAAGCCAAGTGCCGTCGTCTGCGTTGGCTACTTCGTCTTTAACCATTGAGAATGAAGTGACTACGTCATCGCCTTCAGTCTGATTAATTCCAAACACTGGCACTGACATAAAGCCCATCATTTTCTTAGCTGTTTTGTGAGATGCATCAACCCCACAAAAATTTGTTCTGCTGAATTTATTCCAAATAGTTTTACCACCATATCGTGGGCATGTTTTTTCTATACAAACAAAACCCATTCTTGGAGCCAAAATCCACATTGCTTTTTCACCAGCTTTAATTGTTCTGCCGATTTTTTCCCACTGCTTAGCACCACGTACATGAGATGGCATCGCATCCCAGCCACGTAGTAAAGACTCAAGCCAAATCAATTGAGTGTTATTCCAACTGTATGCTCTCTCGCCTTTAACAAAGTGCAAATATTCCTTCCAATTGTTAGACTCAATTAACTCATCGATGGAATTTTCCAAAGATGCAGATATTTGCTCTACAATTTCTTGGTTAGTCAATTTTTCTTTTGTAGTCATTTTTTACCTTTCGTATTGTCTTATAATATAAGTATATCATATATTGCAAATTAATGCAAGTCAGATAGAGGATTTTTTTACAAAAAAAAAGCTGGTACTAAGACCAGCCTTTTAATTAATCTTCGTCTAAAAGGTCTTTCAACCTTTCGTATTCTGCGTAATTTTGGTCGGCTAATTCTTCCATAGTGATTATGGAATAGCCGTCAAAATAGTTATCTTCACCGAAAAATTCTGCAATTTCTTCGTCAAAGTCTGACATTATGCAACCTTGTTCGGTTTCGTACACTTCTTTGAAGCGTAATTCGGATAAATCAGTATTCAATTTATACCTACTTTCTATTAGTTTTCTCTCTTATTCATTTAACTAATAGCGTGGAACTGTGGGGAGTTGAACCCCAGTATCCTCAAGGGCAGAAATTAATCTGCTCCGAGGGCTAAACCCGTCAGTCCCTTTTAATTGTCTGCTTAGGTAGTACAAAAATAAGCATGTACATAAAGCCAAGCCATAGAGGTAGCAAAGCCAAATCTAAGCCGTTGAAAATACCATCACCAGTTAAATCAAAACTGTTAATAACATAATCACTGCAATATTCATTAATCATTTTTCCCTTCCGTTAAAAGTATAGCGAAGAGAAGTTTTCATAACCTTCGTGTGCTATTCCCGTTCCTGCAGTTATTAAGTGGATTACAAGTTATGCGTTCGTTATCGCTCCACTCTGCATACTACTAAGGCTTCACAGTTGAAAGTTTAAAACCCCTCTTTCTGTCGCTATATTATAAGTATATCATACCTTGCAAATTAATGCAAGGATTAAATCAAATTTTTTTTATTTTTTTTGCTGACCGGACTTCTCCGGAAAAATTTCCACCCATCCCTTTTGGGTTTGGGTTGAGGTTTTCTGTTGCCAAGTCCCTCAAAACTCCGAAGCTTATTCAATTTTCCACCTAGCCTAAGCTAGTGGTGTAAGGGTAACCCCTTTGCCGTGTGGATGCCTGTGAACATTACCTGTTCCACAGGTGCATTCCACAGTGCCGGCTTGGAATTCTCTTACGATGTAACCGTTAGTGGTCATATCGGGAGCCTTTCGTTTGATTCGCTTTTGAGGCTTTTCCTCAATCGCTTATATATATAGTATATCATACCTTGTTTTATTATGCAAGTTTATTTTAAGATTTTTTTTATTTTTTTTTTGGAAGTAATGGCGAGGTAAAATCAAACAAAACCCTCGCCACCATTCAAACCTTGCTAAGCGTCTATTTAAAGACGCCTAGTCTGTCGTAGTCATACCCACCTTTTTTAATTAGTAAGTCGAATACTTTACCGACGCTTTTGTCGGCTTTGTGGGTAGACTTAAGCAATTTCCAATCGCTTCTTTCTACACCGTAGTATGTGTACTGCACACCGTTATTAAATTCAGCAGTTAGCTTTCTGTTGAATGTATTGAACCCGATGCTGTTGAGCATTGAGCTTTGTACTTTTAATGTTCTTGTTAACATTTTTCGTCCTTTCGTTTTATCGTATATATACAGTATATCATACATTATGAAATACTGCAAATCTTATTTTTATATTTCTAACAATCGCTGTAAAAGTCATATTGAAACTGTTTAGTTGCAACTGGGTCGTTAAACCCTTACTCTGTGCAGGTAGTTTCCGATAAGCTCACTATGAACAACAGGGACTGACAGGGACCCCCAGTGTCGCTGAGGTTATCACCTAGGATAAACCACAAGCGTCTTTGTGTGTGTCGAGTATGTTGCAGGTAGTTTCTTTTCGAGACTATGGACACTTTACGAGCCAGTTTCTCAATAACTTCTACAGCCATTGTTAGTTAGTATATACTAAGTATATCATACATTCTTAGTATCTGCAAATTCTATGGATGAATTTCTTTAGCGACCTTCATCCATAGACATTTGAGCTTGGGCTTCTGCCTTTTCCATGCAGTCACCACAGACAGCCTCGTCGTCTATGTAATAGACAACAGACAAATCTGTCTCAAATATTAAGTCTTCGCATCTTTGACAATGTAACATTTTTAACCTTTCGTTTTGTTGTATAAATACATTGTATCATACATTGCAATTTAATGCAAATCTTATTTTAGATTTGTATACAATTGCGAACCCCGTCGCCATCTATAAGCAAGTATCTCTTTTACCATAGGGCAGTCGTACTACACTTATAGGTTTTCTTCGTCCCTACTACCTTCAACAGAAGGGGGGACTGTTAACTTTCTCAAGTTCTCAACCGTATATATATATAATATCATTGATTGTTTTTTCTGTCAAATTTCAAAAGCCTATAAACATTGGGTTTTAAAAATAATTTAAAAAAAATATTTTGGTAATTTTTACCAAGAAAATAATCTAGACTTTTACTTTAGATTTTGCTCCAGTCGAACATATGTTCGATGGTTGTTGATTTGCTCATTAGGACTTTACATATACTCCGGAGTACCATTAGGACTTCAGAGATACTCCAGCCGGTTTCCCAGCTAGAGCACTCTTTCCCCAACGCCCAACGAAAGGCTAGCATAGAATGCTAAACTAAAACGTTGGGGTACAAATTACCTGTACCAGTAGTCGGATTTCTTGGACTTACTGTATAAGTCCCAGAATTTAGATGGGTTCTTAGCAACGTATTGCTTAACAAACGCATCTCTAGAATTAAAAGGTACTTGGTTCACGATGAACTTACCAATTAATCTAATAGCCCTATAAGACGATTTACCAACGGAAAAGCTTCCATCAGCATTTCTGAATCTAGAGTCATCAAGGTATGCTTGTACATTCCTTGGTGCTCTGTCAAAGTAGTCTTTCATAGTCATTGTCTTCCTTTCTTGTACCCACCTTAGGTACAACTAAACTATCGTTGACCTCGCTTCACAGTTGGTTATGCTGCGACTTTGGTCTTGACAAACAAATGCGTCAATGCTTTTTAACAAACAAACTCTCATTTCGGGAACTCGTAGCTCAATCTGTCCATCAGATACTTGACTACCCACGCTCTCACGTACAGGTCTAAAACCTGCTACCCCTTCACAAGGGTAAGGATGACTCTCACTTTACTGTCAAGTCCTATTGGTCTCACTAGCCCGGTCCGACTGATTTTTCACTACAGCAATGCAGTCAGTCTCCTCCCTCGGCTCGGCATGCGTCCCACTTGCAGGTGGGTACCGACCATATTTCCCGGGTAACTCTCCCTATTTGTTTGGCATCGTTTATGTAGTCAGCTGCAGATTCAAACTGCCCACCTTCTACCGTCTGCCGATAGTTTAGTTCTACCTATTCAATTGTGTAAAGGTGTTGAAGCCGAGCGTCCATTTGTACCTCATCGCTCATTGTGGAAGCTTCCCCAACCTGTTATAACCAGTATATCATATCTTGCAAATAAATGCAAGTTATTAATAAACTTTTTTTTGCTATCATATGGGACTTGGATGCACCAAATACACTTAAGTACCGGGCAAGGTTTAGTAAGTCCAAATTTCCCCTCGCTCATCCTTCATAAATAGCTTGTAACACACAGTTTGGGGCTATCGCTCTGTTAAGGTCATCTAGTCTATACCCAAATCAATCAATTAAGTTCGAGATTACTCTCTCACACCACGACCAATGGCTTTATGTTTCCTATGTGCTACAAGCTACCTACCTTCACAGTTTCTTCCCCTAAGGTACTACCCACTGCTACTACTATAAGTAGCTTGTAACACACACACTTGAAAAATGTATACCTTAATCAAATGCATTATGGCTCGGTTTCCCGACTTCTGACTAGCATTAATGAACACCATATTATGTGCTACAAGCTACCTACCTCTGAACCTATTCGCCACTAGGGTATTAGGTTTCAGTAGTTAGCTTTTACAACGAACACAATTAACGTGGTCTGCAAATAGTTGTTTCGTGTCTAGGTGGTAATGAGCCACCAACCATTATTGCCTTCGTTGTAATACCATTATATCATATCTTGCAATTTAATGCAAATCATACAATCCAAAATTTTCGAAGAACAGTTAATTCTTCATCAGTTATATCATCAACTTTATGGACGCTTATTAGTTCATCACTGAACCAATATGCTTCCTTGTTAGTTGTAAGCGTGTCTCTATGCTTACCTTCCATTTCTGTTAGGTCATCATAGCCGTAATACACTTCGTTAATATAATCTGCGTCAGTCAATCCATCTACAGTAAAGTAGCTGAATTCTGTATATTGAGTTTCACCATTTTGTCTGGTGAAAGTAACTAACTTATTCATTATTTATCCTTTCGTTTTAGTAAACTTTGTACTTCTTTTGTTAACTCTGGGTCAGAAAGTAACTCGGCTAGGTCTCTTTGAAAAGTTTCACTACCCCATCCTTCATGTCCCCAAGCATCAGATATATACTCTGCAAATATTTCTATCTGGTCTTTGTAATAACCGTCAAGTAATAAGATGCTTAGCTTCCTAGCTAATACTTGTTTAACTTTAAAATCAATTTCGTTTAAGTCAACATCATCAATGTCCACTTCACCAAATTCATTTAATTTAAATTCAGCCATTATTTATCCTTTCGTTTTATTTAGCTTGTGCTAATCTTTCTAATAACTCGTTAACAATTTTTGCTTCACTGTTATAAGAACCACTGCTATTTTTGTCTAGTGCATCTTCAAAGAAGA